CACCGTCTGCGACGTGTAGTAACGGTACCGCTTTGCGCTTTTGACGGCGTGTGTTGGCGTGAAACGGACACCATTGGTATCGAATAGCTTGCCCGCAAGCAAGCTCGGAGTCGAATGCGACTTCCCCGTGCGGTGGGCCTGATTGTTTTCTTGCAAACGGGTAGCTACCTTATTCCAGAGCTCTCGCGAAACGATCGCTTCGTGCAGGCCGGGGTGAACCTTTTCTCGATGGATAATCTCACCGATGTAAATGCGATTATTCAACAGATGATAGAGCGCTCCCCGGGAGTACGCCGTACCTCCAGAGGTTCGCCCAACGGCACTGGTTCGGACCTTGCTGTGGATCCGTTTGCGATCCAGGAATTCTTTGAGTTGGCTGACACAGCCGAGCCGCAGATATTCTCGGAAAATTTGCCGTATGGTTCGTGCTTCTACCGGATTCACGACGAGCCGACGGTCAACGCAATCGTAGCCCTGAGGGACGGTGCCGCCCATCCACATGCCCTTCTTTTTCGAGGCGGCAATCTTGTCCCGAATCCTCTCGCCAGTGACTTCGCGCTCGAACTGGGCGAACGACAACAGGACGTTTAGAGTCAGCCGGCCCATGGAAGTCGTTGTATTGAACTGCTGGGTGACTGATACGAAGCTGACGCGGTGGGAATCGAACACTTCAATAATCTTCGCGAAGTCGTTCAGGGAGCGAGTTAGACGGTCAACTTTGTAGACAACAACGGTTTCAATCTTGCCAGAGTTAATGTCGTCCAGCATCCGTTTCAGTGCGGGGCGCTCTATCGTGCCACCTGAAAAGCCTCCGTCGTCGTACCGGGTGCTTAATGCGGTCCAGCCCTCGTGCTTCTGGCTCAGGATGAAGGCCCGGCAGGCTTCCTGCTGAGCCTCAAGAGAGTTAAAGGACTGATCCAATCCTTCTTCAGAGGATTTGCGTGTGTAGATGGCACACCGAACGCGCTTGTCAACCATCGCTACAACCTCGAGCACGTTTGCTTGTCTTCAATCCGAAGAAGGCAGGGCCGGACCACCGTGTACCCGTGATCTTGCGCGCAATCTCGGAGAGGCTCTGGTACCTAATTTCTCCGTATTCGTAGCCCGACTCAGCTACGACGACCTCATGTGTTTCTCCTCGCCACTGACGAATGAGGCGGGTCCCGCATTTGATTCTGGGTCGACTTCTGAAGTCCGTCGAACTTCCGGGCTTTTCAAGGTCGCGTGCAATGCAACGGAGTTCCGAAAGCGTCGAGGGCTTGAGACCACCATAGGCGTTTTCTTGTATCCGGTAGGCCAAAAAAGGAACAATCAACTCCCTGCGGATACCTGCCGGAGCCGCTCTTCCGTATAGCTTCTGCCAGAGTCCGAGCAACTGCTCACGGGAGAAACCGGGCAATTTGGCGATCTGTTTGGAGATGTTCGACTCCATTGGTGCCCCCTCGGCTGTCAACATTGCTGCTCTGTTCGGGCGAACAGTCAAGCGAACCCCAGACCCATGTGAAGAAGAAAGCGAAGGAGCGGCGGGAACGGAAGAAAGCGAAGAAGCGAGAGAAGATTTCGTTCGGTCTGCTAGCTGAAGCTCGTCAGAGTTTCGTCCAAACCGCAAGAGACCCCTTGGTTTTCAGGTGATCGAGCGCCTGCGTTGTCGAATCCACTTGATCGTCATATTTGGTGCCGGGAAACGAAGTCAATTCGCGCACATATTCTTCCAACCAAGAGGCCGCGTGTGGCAAAACCACCCGGCCACTCTCAAATTCCGCGGTCTGGGCATAGAGGCGCAAGATCTTATCGGACCCAGCGGGAGGGTCATATGGTTCGATGCCGGGCATCCATCGGGCCTTCAGGTTTTGGATCAGTTGCGTTCCGGAGGCCTTGTCCTCAATCAAAACCATATCGGCGTGGTGGTGGCGAGCCTGCTCGCGAACCGCGCGCTCAAGATCCGGATAGTCGAGGCGTCGGCGAAATACATCGAGCAGGTAGTAGCGGTCATACACGGCTCCCCAAGTTGTACAGACACTGAAATCGTTCAGCTCGCCGCCTTTGTTAGCGGTGTCCCAACTTTGAAGTATGCAGCTGAATCTTTCGGGCAAGTCGTGAGGCGCGTAGTACTTCAGCCACTCGGTTTTTACAATGGCGCCGCCGAGAGGCATTGGGTTCTGCTGATATTGGCTGGCGAAGTTATATTCACCCATTGTCCGACGGATCGCCGCAAGCGTAGACCTGGATTCGCGTTTTGGTTCCAGCACTTCGCCAGTCTTGCGCTCGAAGCGTCGCTGGCCCAAGGGATCCTCGATCAGATGAACCTCGTCCTCTTCCGCAATGGCGGGAAACGATATGACCTCCCAGCGTTCTTGGCCCAATACATGGCCGACTAAATCGTCCTGATGCAGCCGTTGCATGACCAGAATAATGATGCCGTTCTCCTTGCTGTTCAGCCGACTCAATAGAGTGTTGTCATACCATTCGTTTACGCTGTTGCGTCTCGTTTCAGAAAGAGCGTCATCCGGTTTCAACGGGTCATCCAGGATGATGAAGTCGGCTCCCCGCCCAGTTAAGACGCCACCTACTGAGGTCGACATCCGAAATCCTTGTGCCGTGGTCATGAACTCGCCTACCGATTGCTTTTCAGGTGAGAGTCGAGTTCTGGGGAAGAGACTCCTATAAAGGAAACTTGCCATCAGTAGTCGACAATCCCTGGCATGCTTGTCGGCCAGATCCTGGCCGTAACTGGCACAAATGATCTGCGAGGCTGGATCGTGGCCAAGTAGCCATGCGACGAACGCTACGCTGACCGCGTGTGATTTCAGAGAACGCGGCGGTAGGTTGACGATGAGGCGTTTGGTCGCGCCTAGGCGGCATGCCTCGAGTCGTGACGCCATGACTTCGATGTGAGCGCTGGTCAAGAATACAGTCTGCGGATTTAGTTCGCAGAATGACCGCTCGATGAAGCTCATCAGATCATTCCGCAAGATAAATTCGTATTCGGCGTAAGAAAGCTCCATCTTCAGGACTCCTTTCGGGATGGATCGGAAGCATCAGTTGGTTTGTGTGACATGACGGCTTGTGAATTCCGGATTCGTTCGACAATGCTTTTCATGACGGATGCGTCACGTTCGTGTGGTGAAGTGGAAGCGACCGTGGACTGGTCGGACTCGGAGAAGTACTTGATCCAGTCAAGAAGCGATGCGATTGCCCTGAGGTCACCCGAGGCAGCCTTATTGAAGAGCTGGAGCATGGTCGCTTCGAACTTGGTGACGTGGCGAGTGCGACCGTTCTCCGTTATCTTGACGCGCTGCCGGCTTGCTTTGGTTAGAACAGTGGTAAGGTTTTGTGAACCCTTGGGTCGTCCTGTTGGGTTTCCGGATTGGCCCTTGACGAATTGCGTTCGTCTGGGCGGTTTGCCATAGCCGACTTCGGAAACGACCTCGTTATCCCCCACGGTGCGCCTCAGCAGTTGCTAGATCATCGAAACATTTGCTGCTGACTGCGTGGACAGCCCGCTGTCCCGTGTGCCGTTGCCAGCGGCGGATGACTACATCGACATAGAGTGGGTCGATCTCGATGCCAAAACAGATCCGGCCGATGCGTTCCGCCGCAAGCAGCGTGCTGCCGGAACCTAGAAAACTGTCGAGGACAATCTCACCTCGAGCGGAACAGTCGAGAAGGGCATCGGCGACCAGTGCTACAGGCTTTACCGTCGGATGAAGGGCGAGAAGGTTGCCTTCATCACCCTGTTTGGAGAGCGTGGTTACACACGGATATTCCCATACGTTGGTCCGGTTACGTCCATATTCCCCCAGCCTCACATTGTTGCGATGGGGGCCCTTACCGTGCCTGAATACAAACACGAGTTCGTGACGGGAGCGATAGAAAGAGCCCATGCCACCGTTGTTTTTCGCCCAGACGCAAAGGTTGAGGAGCGAATCATAAATTTGCCTGCCGGCGGCAAGAAGCTCACCCATGTGTCGCCAATCCATGCAGACGAAATGGACCGCACCACGCGTACTGTGTCGGGCTAGCATACGTAGGCTGGTGCTTAGGAAAGCCACGAACTCAGCTTCGTTCATCTCACCAGATGCCATCGAAAACTCGCGATGATGGACTGAACCGTTTCCACTCGCATGGCCATCGATCGGCACATTGTAAGGAGGATCGACGAACACCACGCCAGCGCGCCGGGTGACCATCAAGGTCTTATAGGACGCCTCGTCAAGCGCGCTACCGCAGAGGATGCGATGCTTGCCTAGCAGCCAGAGGTCGCCGGATTGAGTGACAGTCTGGTGTGTTTGACGAATCTCGAATACATCATCTCGGTCCGGTTCGACGGTCACCTGTGACAGGATGAGATCGATCTCAGGCATCTCAAAACCCGTGACGGTAACATCGAGATCGCTATCGATGGTCAGCAGGTGCTGAAGTTCGATCGCAAGGGTTGACTTATCCCAACCCGCCTTCTCGGCGAGCCGATTGTCGGCGACAACGTAGGCGCGAATCTGATCCTCGGTCAAACCCTCTAGCCGAATCGTCGGGACCTGTTCGATACCTAGGAGCTTGGCCGCCTCCACGCGACCGTGGCCCGCAATGATGGTGTTGTTGCGGTCGACTAAGATCGGGTTGGCAAAGCCGAAGACTTTGATGCTGGCGGCGATCTGGCCGATCTGGTGTTTGGAGTGTGTTCGTGCGTTGTGGGAATAGGCTGCGAGGCGTTCAACTGGCTGGTAGACAATTGCCAGTGTGGAGAAACGATCGTTGTTCACGGGGCCTCCTGCCGTTCAGTTTTCAGCGATTAGCCGAAAACTCAATGGTCAGGAGTCACGATAAGGCAAACCTATTCGCAATTGCCGGTTAGCGCGAGGCTATTTTTCTCCGCGCCCTGGATAGACGGTCCTTGAGGCCGGAACGAGACGCTGTTTTCGGCGTTCGGCTATCATCGACATAGTGGATCATTCTAGTCTCACCGCCTCGAACGTCGGATTCCTCTTCAATGGAAGTAACGATGCCCGCTCCCCAATCACCTTTTAGTCTGTACAGCAATTGCCCTGCGGTGATCTTCGGCTTCTGGATAACAATCTCCTGAATCAGGGCCTGGAGAGCATCGCGTTTGGGCGCCTTTCCTCCTTTACGAGAAAAGGCCCTTTGAACGATGTCCATCGTCTTCTCCGCGTCGGCCAGCGCTTGGTCAAAGGGTTTTTGCAGTCTTATTGAGACTTTGCTGGTCTCTGAACGCACATCGTTTATCGCGATCTCTAAAATCGCTTCATTCGAAATCCGTTCTGCTCTTAATTCGGACTGCACATTCCAGAATATCCGATTCCTTTCGTTGACTTGTTCTGGTGACAGAAGTCCTTTGCCCATAGGAGTGCTATTGCTTAGCTTCATATGCTCATGCTCCTTTGTCGCGGCTCGATCACGGTTCCTGTTACTATCATCAACTAGGCTTGCTATGGGCGGACTGCGCCACGTTGCAAGCACCCTGGATGACCCGGGCAATCGAGCGCCACTAGTTCGCTTCCGAAATGTTCCAAGGGGTCTTGCAGTTACGATGATCTTTGTAGCGTATAGTGACG